CATCGTCGGACAAGCAAGCTTGCCCCACGACGTGTGTATGAACCGGAACTGAAACTATCGTGGCCCTCGTCAAAAGACGGGACCCCGATATGCGTTGACGGACATCCAAAGTTACACAAACCAACACGCTCTCTCTCGCGAGAGGCGGCTTGGTTTGCCGAGTTAGCCTTTTCCGCAAAATAGCGGAGAAGTCTACTCCAACCTGGAAGTTCATGATTGACGACAACTGACTTAACATCCCAGACTAGGTAACGAAGCTTCTGTAGCTTCTTATCTAGCTTGCGACGAATAGGTCGTTGGTGCTCAGTATCTGCAATCAGACTAGGACATGGTAAATCCATGTCTATTGTCGGAATTCCACCATATATTTGGTGGAGGTGCTCTACGATGCAATCGTAGACGTTGTAGTACTCCCTAGAATAGAAGGAATTGGCGTAAGCCACCCAACTAGTAAAGGGACCGGGCGACGGGACTGATGACCAGACTGTCCGCAAGCGGACAGGAGTGACATCCTTGCCTTTGAAGGCATCCATGCCACATGACTCTCTAAAGAGTCCACTGATGCAACTCTTATCACGGTTGATTTTCAACCCAAATGATTCGAGTTGTTCCATAGCGTCTACGGCGTGAGCCGTTGGGACTATGACATCGTCTCCATACACGTATATACGCTCTCGCGTATATGCATCAGGTGCACCGGCCGTAAGGATAGACCAAATAGTAAGCGCCATTATCGGGAAGCATAAACAACTTCCCATAGGGGCAAACTTCTTCAGTTCTATCTCCTTACCATCCGGTAACACGGTCGATGAACTCCTACATGCTACGAGGTACTCATATATATGAGGCGGGTAGAGTAGGTGAACCAGTTCAGTGCTGACGCGGTCACTAGCCTCATTAAGGTCTAGTGTCGCGTACTTACCCTCAATGGACCCAATACGGGCACCATTGCGGTTAGGTTGCTGATCTGTGAAGAACACGTTATCCATTGTTAATGGATGGTGTTCCAATAACTCCACAATAGCCCCGCCTAAACCTTGTTGAATCCATTGGAAATCCACTGGTTCACAAGATATAAGCCGCGGGCCACGAGAGTCCTTCGGAACGAGTATTACTCGGGCCGAATTGCTCTTTTCTCCAATTGACGAGAAGTCATTGGATGTATCGCAGACGTGTCCTAAAGATGCGTAAAAGAACGCATCTAAAGGATACTTATCTGTGATCTTCGCCGAGATGTTAGTCCATAAGTACTTATCCCAGAGCCTTTGCTTTGTTGCAACAGCTCCAGGTCCGTGCTTAGGATAGACATCTTTCGGGTCAAAACGAGAAAAGACGTCCGATAAAAGACGTCTCGCTCGCCGTGCTATGCCTTTAAGCGACTTGTCCTTGCGGTCAAGCCGTGTAGTTGGCATAGTGCTGTCAAGAGTACATTGAAGTTCTTTCAACGTGCTGATGACAAGGGAAAGGTCGCTTTCGGTTCTTTCGAACTTAGAAACGACTTGTTGTTCTTGTTCATCGGTATAAGGCAACTCATATTTATAATACATAAATAGGATCTGCCGAAGTACTTTGATGCTCTGTTCACATGGAACAAGAAGGATAGCCCCGTTTGGATGGAAGATACGACTAAACAGTTCACCGAAAAGTTTCGGCAACTGACTATTAACCATAGGTGTGAACCTGTGGTCAATTGCGTTTAGTGGTATACTTCCAGTAAGAGCCTTATCAAGGGCCTTACCCAAACGTGGCAAGGTTTTCGTTAGAAAACCTATGCCTTCTTCTTTTAGTCGGCGTAACATGACTTTCGTCGTATTACGTTGACTAGATGAGTTAAACACCGTTCCACATTGTCGATAGACGTCGTGAAGCAGTGCTGCGATGATTTTACTGTCATCTAGGCTTTTAGAAGGGACCATATGGTAACCTTTCCTAGAGCCAAGCATACACTTCACGATCCTATGAACTCTCAAACCAAAGATAAGCCTGTTAAATGAATAACAAACAGATCAATGCGTCCTTTGCACCTAGCATACCAAACGGGGAAACTCCGAAAACTTTTGGTTTTCGTCGCGTCCTCGCTACGGTCGGTTATGTGCCTAGTTTACACGGTGATCCCAGTAATAGGGATAATGTAGGAGATATATTACGAACCGACGTCCCGATTGAAGGAATAGAAACTGAGGTCCTTATGGGCCCTCAGCAGCTAAACCAACAATTAGGCGTAGATAACGCAATTGTCTTCTACACAAACAACGTGTAATCAACGGACAACGCACCAAACAGTACAACAAAGACCGGCGAGTTGAACTCGCCGGTCCGATTGTATGTCTGAAGATGTTAGGGTATAAACGCAGCCGCTGCCGGTTTCGCAACCGGTGACGACTGTGGATTTACTTGCGCATCTTGGACGTGCAGTTTGAGATCTCTGATAGAACACCCACCAAAAGATAGTAAGGCCTCGATCGCCGCAAGGCGAACAAGGTTCTTACAAATCAATTGGTGTACTGATTCATCAGAGGAATGCCTTACGATTGAGCCTTTAATCATGGTTCAAGACTAGTGGTTGTAGTAGGTTATGTTTCGCAACAAATCCTACAGACCACCAGATAGTAAGGCGTTCGCACCGTTACCAGTACCATCGTAGAGAATTGTCGTCGAGGCGCCAAGTGACGCCATAAACGACATAAGCTCTGCAACGGTATTGGTTCCTTCTGTGATTGCAGCCATGGCTCCCACAGGGAAGTCCAAGACTGCATACGCAGAAATGGTAACAGGAGTGACGAGATCAACAGTCGATACGACAGTTTTGTCGAACCGAACTAATGATCGACGTCGCTTCTGCAAACCAGTCTTCGACTCAAGATGACTAATCGTGAGTCGATGAGGCAACGCAGGAGTTTCCCCAATTTGGGCAAACTCGGTTGAACGTGCGGACGTGGAGAGGCGACTGAATTCAACTTCAGTCCCCGCCGCATTCTTTATCTCATTGGTGTTAAGTGTATTACTTAGCATAACTTTGTTAACTGTTTTTACTAATTCGAGAACATGATAGATGAGTATCTAACGTGCTCTCGACTGTCTGTGCCTCCTTCGTGTAATCACGAGGGCTGCACCGAGGGTGAACTCAGTTGAGCTCAACCCACTCGATCTGATCGAGTCCGCAGTAGGTAATCCCGAAGACCGTTTGTAAGCGGTCTCAAAGACTACCGGGTGCGTGATATTGGTGGTATAAACGTCAGGTAAACCTGTTCCGGGATAGTATTTAGCGGCAGTCACTCGACTGTCGACAATAATACGTCTCGTACGTTTAGTGGACCAACAATATTGCATTATGTTTATCTTCGGATCCATGTGTCCAATCCTTTGAGTAGACAGCCATTGACCTACGTCAACGAACCAGTCTACTACAAAGGACCAAGGTATAGCATTCCAGACAATTGCGGGGTTTAAATTCGCCCCGAAAGAATCTAGAAGTGCTAATATTCGAGCATGCTCGACTTGGTAATCGGTATAATGATAATTATACTGGATCTGGGCATGGAACTTGGAAGCATCACTGTAAACGTGGCGACGGTTGAACGCGTAAGCATTACTTTGTTGATAGCTACCGCCGTTCAGGCGATAGAAACCAATTGGTTTTGCTGTCGGTTCAAGTTCGTCGTCGATTATGTTATCAGTGGGCAAGTCTTTCCCGTAATGGGTTACTTGCAGCTTCCCCGCACGAGAGACGAGGGAATTTAAACGCCCTTGGGTCTTCGCGACAGACCGGTAGATACCGGTGATGTCAGATATGAGTGGTTTGATGTTGAACTGCGCTTGCAGATAAACATCAGATGCCACTCGGAGCAATTCCCAAATTGTCCTAAAAGCGCGAGCTCTTCTGAGCAAGCCCCTAGGCAATTTGCGAATATTCTTTATTGTCCCAGCAACTGACTTGAAGTCTTTCAGTTCTAATACTGTATTGACCGAAGACAGTTCGGGCCGAATTAATGGTAGCATTGACCGTAAGGACATTGCTAACAAGTCATTCAGTCCGGCAGGATCGGGGATGAACCCCGTTGGTCCTGCGTTTGGTATATATAAAGGCTGCAGGCCGTCAGTCATCAGGCCTGGAGCTCCGAATACGTTACTGTTATACAACATGAATGGGCCACTAGGCATCGTCTTCGCATTCTCTGTATTTTGAAACAGAGGGCGGACGGTCACAATGGCTCCACCAGCACCACCAGATCCAGCACTTACTTGGCATTTATAATGCTCAAATGAGTTCCAGATTTTGTGGGAACCGGTAACCAATGGAGAACGTACTTCCAAAACCTTCAAATAAGAAGGTTGTGTCATGTACCCTGTCCAATGGTCAAGGCCACCTCCAAAAGCAGGTTCGTCGAAAACGACGTCTACTTCATAAGGAGGAGTCCATTCTTGTCGGTTTAGCGCGTATTCTGACATAACTTCGCATCCTTCATTGGATGCTAGTGGAACGTTAAACGAACGTTTAACTGAGGTTGGCAACCACCAGGGTTG